GAATAAGGGCTACGGAGACGCCGGCGCGAGCTGGCACAAGAAGGCGACCAAGGGCTTCAGAGCTATGAGCGGCAGCCCGAAGGAGGACATCGATGCCAACAACTACACCCTGCGGCAGCGTGCCCGGATGCTTTACATGGCGGCCCCGATCGCCACCTCTGCCATCCGCACCAACCGCACCAACGTCGTCGGCATCGGCCTCCAGCTCAAGAGTCGGATCGACCGCGAGGCGCTCGGCATGACGCAGGAGGCCGCAGACGCATGGCAGGCTCAGGCCGAGCGGGAGTTCGCCCTCTGGTCTGAGAACAAAAGGGCGTGCGACGCCACCGGCGTCAACAACTTCGCAGCCATGCAGCAGCTCGCACTCTCCTCGTGGCTGGTCAGCGGCGACGTGTTCGCCGTCGTGAAGCAGTACGAGTCGACGCCGCTCACGCCCTACTCGCTGCGCCTTCACCTGATCGAGGCCGACCGAGTCGCCACGCCAACGACCTCCGGCATCATCACCCCGATGTTGCTGACCACCGGCAAGGCGGCCAACGGCAACACCATCTACGACGGCGTCGAGGTGAACGACGACGGCCAGATCGAGGCGTACCACATCCGCAGCACCTACCCCTTCGAGCTCGGCAGCACGACGACGACGTGGGCCCGTGTTCAGGCATACGGCGAGCGGACTGGCCTGCCGAACATCCTGCACGTCATGGAGAGCGAGCGCCCGGATCAATACCGTGGCGTCAGCTATCTCGCGCAGGTCATCGAGCCCCTGCTCCAGCTTCGCCGCTACACCGAGAGCGAGCTGACTGCGGCGGTCGTCGAGTCGTTTTTCACGGCCTTCATCAAGACCGAGGCGGGCGCCGGCGACAACCCGTTCAACGAGGTCGGGAGCAGCCTGCCGGAGGTGAGCCGAGATCCTAATGAGTACGAGATGGGCCCCGGCCAGATCAACATCATGGAGCCCGGCGAGGACGTGACCTTTGCAGACCCCAAGCGGCCGGCCAGTGGCTTCAACACATTCCTGCGCGCCATCTGTGAACAGGTGGGCGCGGCGCTCGAGATCCCGGCCGACCTTCTGCTCAAGAGCTTCAACAGCTCGTACAGCGCCAGCCGCGCCGCCCTGATGGAGGCGTGGAAGGCGTTCCGCATGAGGCGCAAGTGGTTTGTCGATGACTTCTGCACGCCGGTATATGAGATCTGGCTCTCTGAAGCCGTCGCCCGCGGCCGCATCAGCGCCCCGGGCTTCTTCGCAGATCCGGCGATCCGCGCCGCATACCTCGGCGCCGAGTGGATCGGCCCCTCTCAGGGACAGCTCGACCCGACGAAGGAGATCACGGCCGAGATCCTCGCCATCGGCGAAGGCATCACGACCAGAGAACAGGCGACCATCCGACTCAACGGCGGTCAGTGGGACGCCAACGTCGACCAGATCGCTCGGGAGAATAGGAAACTCTGGGAAGCTCTGGAGACACCTACACAGAGCGGGGGCCAGAGATGAACCAAAAGGACGCAGTCAACGACATCAAGGAGCGGCTCGGGGAGTACACCCGACTGCTCAGAGAGATCGACAACCAGTACGAGCGCCTCGGCCTCATGGAGATGACCATGGCCGCGCCGCCCGGGTCAAGCATGACGGGTATGCCCCGGGGCTCTGGCACTCCGTCTGACCGCACCGGCCTGATGGTCATGCGGAAGATGGAGCTCGAGGAGCAGATCAAGGAGACGATCACGGAGGAACAGAAGGAGCGCGCATCCATCGAGGCCATGATCCAGCAGGTGAAACGCCCCGACGAGCGCGCCGTGCTGCGGCTGCGCTACTTCGACCGGGCAGACTGGGACGGGATCTGCGCCGCCCTGTACGGAGACCGGCAGGACTACCTCGACAGGCTGGACAGCTATCAGAACAGGACATACAAGGCCCACGGGCGGGCCCTGCTGCGGCTGGCCGAGATCCTCAAAGATAGCGGGGAAAACGATGGAGACGACCGAGGGGCAACCGACTGACGATCGGACAGAGCCGGGCCGACAAACGGCGGCAGACCGAAGGACAGACAACCGAAGAACGACCGGAGAAAGAAGGCCGTCGAGCGGATAACGCCCGGCGGCCATTTCTCGCCATGAAGGAGGCAGCGCGCGGCTCCAGATCGAGAGTCTCCAGTAGATCCACCGGAAACCCTCGGCAGCAGTGCAGGCCAACAGCGAGGCAGCCAGACGGCCAGACCGCCACATCAAGAGGGCGCCCGACCTATAAGCCGAGGGAGGCCACCACGTCCAGCATGGCTGCCGCCACGGCAGCCGAACGAAGCGGCGAGCCCCCAAACACACGCAGAAAAAAGCGCGCCACAGCGCCGCGCAGACACCTCCACGGCCACGCACAGCGCCGCAAGGTACTGTGACGGGCCCCTCTGGCCTGCGGTGCTGGCGAGCCCAAAAAACGCGCAGCCGGGAAAAATTTTTTTCGGGCCGTTTCGTTTCGCCCGAGCGGCAGAAAGGAGGGAACGCCATGCCGAACCCAACCAACAACAAGCTCGTCGACAGCAAGACCATCGCGGCCCTGTTCGACATGACGCCCCGCCGAGTGCAGCAGCTCACCAAGGAGGGCGTCATCGCCGCGGTCAAGGAAGGCAACGCCAACCGCTACGACCTGCTGCCGACGATCCAGAGGTACATCCGATACCTGACGGCCAAGGCCAACGGCCGGGAGCCGTCGAAGAAGGACAGCGAGATCGAGGGCCGACGTCTGGAGGCTGAGGCTGACCTCAAGCGCAGCAAGGCAGACATCGCCGCCCTCCAGCTCAGTGAGCTCGAGGGCACCATGCACCGCAGCGAGGACGTCGTAGCAGTTCAATCATCGGATGGGACGGTCGAGATCATCCGGGCCGAGGCCAACCGGCGCGACTCGGAGCCACCAACACCGGCAGCAGCTCCGGCAGTCAGACATCCGGCAGCACCGACGATAGCCTGAAGGTCGGCGACGGCAGCCCCGCAGGCCCGCAGGGCATCATACACAGGCAACCAGCGCGGATCGCTGAAGCTGCCACCCTTTTCCTGACGATTCACCGCGTAGGCGTAAAGCTCGGCCCGGGCCGCGCCCTGCAACTGGCCGACCATAAACCCGAGCAGAGCCTTCGCACCGACAAAGCGAGAAAACTTAACACCGCAGGCGTGCGCGTACCGAGATAAGCCCGGATCCGGCGCCTCCTCGTCCTCGTCCGCGATCCTGCTGATGATCGCGCTGACGTCGTCCTTGCATACGCCGTCCGGGATCATGACCTCGAACTCGAGCGCATAGTCCATCTGCCGGTCGGTCGGCGGGATCTGCTGCTCTACCTGAACGGTCGGCGGATCCACGAGGCCGTCGGCCGCTGCACGCGAAGTAGAAAAACGACCGGCTGACGAACAAAAACGAGGCACAAACAACATAAGGACAACCGGCGGTCGACCGCAGTACATCCGAAAAAACACAAAGCGGCCAGAATTGAGCTGTTTCCTCGCTGTACCTGCACAAATTAGGACAGCCTTCGGGAGTCCCGGAGGCTGTCCTTGCGTCGGCGTGGGTATGGTGGATTAGAAGTCGTAGACCTCAATGATAAAGTAAATCGTGCCGGTATAGGTGCCAGCAGTATGGCACTCACTGGCCGTGGAGACTCTGACCGAGCCGAACAAATCCGGCGTTGTTCCGTGCGTCGAGTTGAAAACGGCGACTGAAGCATTTTGCTGGCTGGTGATAGTCTCCCAGTATGCTGTCGAAGCATATCCCTTCGAGATCATGCAGGGAATACGAAGCGCGGCATTCTCGGTGTTACTGAGATAGAAGTAGCCGTCCGGCGCGAATGTGCGGTCGTAATCGACCATAACGTGAAGCTCCTGCCTGCTGTCAAGCTCCATTTTCGAGGCTGTGATCTCAAAGGAGTCGCCGGTGTCAAGCGATAGTGTCGCCGGTATGCTGATTTCATAGGAGGGAACGTTCACAGGGTACGGATCTGGATCGGAGTCGGAGCTTGAGCCGCTATCTGGCTGTGCTTCGATGGTTTTAGTGACGACCGTGTTACCCGCCTCTGTACTGGCTGCTGACGCGGGAGCGGTCAGAGCTGCCAGCATGGCAAGGCACAGGGCGAGGGAGAGGACTTTCTTTTTCATGGCAATACCTCCAAAGTAAAGGACGACTCTGCTCCGTTTAGTTCCTGCGGCACATCTTCGAGTGTGTAGCATGAATAGCGGAGCACAGCCTTTTCATAGATTGCTGGATCGAGAGGATCCGAGATCTCGATCGCGTCAATCGACTCACCCGGCAGGAGCTCGTTGGAGCGATAGATCTCTTTCCCCGAAGGGAGCACGATTGAAACAATAAATGCGCAGTCATTTCCGGCGGGATTGTAGAGTATAACCGGCTGTTCCTTCTGCCCAGCCTTGAAACTCATACGCTCATAGCCCGGAACGGTTATAGCCCCCACGGCGCCGACTGTAATGCCCTCGGGCATCTCTGATGGCGTAGCGTGTGGCGCTCCGATTGTCATATATTCGGAACGCTGGCCGACTGTGTAGCCAACTACTCCTCCGGCAATAGAGACCGCGCAGATCGCTGCAATAATTGCGATGGCCTTGTTTTTTCTCATGGTGTACCTCCTTCACGCCGACGCAAGGCTCATTTTACGCCGGTAGTATCTTCAGTTACAGGCAAAGCAGGTAGAGCCTCGGCCTTTTTCCACCGCCGGATCGTGGAATCGTCAGCCGGGCAACTTTCGCCATCTCCGATCTGGACGTCGCGGATCGTCTCGGCCTCATAGTGGCGCCGCGGGGCCATGAAGTCCGGGAGCTCGAGGTGAAAGCTCTGACAGGCTGGGCACCGCCATCGACGCAGCAGATACCAGTGAGACACGCCAGCCGAGTCTATCGCATGACGCCGTCTGATCCCATGGCCGCACATGATAGCCCCACAAACAGGACAGCGCGGCACTTCTGAGCTCAGGATCGCATAGGCATCCCGCTCGGCGTCGTATGTAACAGCGTAGTGCTTCGTCACGATCACACAGCCACCTCCCGGATCGGGAGGCCGCCGGCGTACAGAGTGAGGCACTGTGCAGCAGTGGGCTCCTCATTTTCTCCGGGATCTCCGGCGTCGCTGGCTCGCGCCGATATACTTTCCGTTCCAGATACGGCCGTCCTCTGGCTTCGGAGCGTCGTCCGGGATCAGCCAGATACCGCCGATCTTTCCGGCCCCGGGGACTCGGCCCTGCTTGCAGAGCTGACTGACCCACATAGAGCTCACACCCCACCGCTTGCCGGCTTCCTTCGTCGTTTCGTACCCTCTCCAGCTCATAGCTGCACCCCCGTCTCAATACTCGTCAGGGAGAAGGACGGTCGTGGCAGCTCTCTGGCCGTTGTCATCTGCTGCTTCAGTGATGATCCAGATCTTCCCGCCCCGCTTCGTGGTATACGCACCCATGAGCCGGGCGCCAGTCTTGAGCGCCGCCTCGTTGAGCTGCATATCCTCGGGGCAGAGATCGCCCCAGTCGCCGAGCTGGTACCTGCGAAGGCACTCGAGGATCTCTGACAAGAAGCCGACGTCATCGCGGGCGGCCTGAGCGATCCCTGCCGTGATGAAAAGCGGCCCGAAGTCCATTGACAGCGCCTCCCTTTGCTTTGATGACTTAATCATAGCGCCGAGATCCTAAAAGGAACAGGCAAACTGGGTAGAGCACATAGGGCGTAAATAAGCCCCGCCTCTCAATTTGAGGGGCGGGGCTATTTATTCAGATGCTGCCCAGTATTTCAGAGACTGAGCTCTATGGTGACGATCCTGCGAGTCTCTGGATCGGCGTGATGCAGCCGATGACGGAGTTCCTCGCGGGCTTCGATATGTAGCTCAAGGTCGTATGACGAGGCCAGACAGTCAGCCAGCTCACGGGTATCATCGCAATCATCATAAAGCAGCGGATCGTTTAGGCTTACCGTGAAAGCGTTCCGCTTCTGAGCGGTCTGGCGACGTACTTCTGCAACGGCAGCACAATCAAGTACACGCACGGCGAAATCCGAAAATGCTCCGTAGCCTCCCCAGTTCCGCAGCGCCTCCCCGAAAGCGACAAGCATGATACTTAGTGCCTCATCAAAATCGCAGCCCATCACATGGCTCTTTTTGTGAGCGATAGATCGAACAAGAGGGAGGTATTTTTCAGCAAGTTCAGCAAGCTCCGAGGATGGAACATTTCGGCGGGCTTTCATTTTTTGCTCATATTCCGCTTTTTTCTGGAGGTAATCGGGAAACAGATTTTCGGGCCGCTCTTTCAAAATGGCAGCGATGGCCTCGGCAGAAGAACGAGCGACGCTACGCGATTCCTTGCCGGACTCGATGCGGAACACCGCGTTCTTACAGAGTCCTGCCGCAAAAGAAACCTCAGTTTGATGCATTTTTGCGGAGATCCGCGACTTTTTAATCGCTGCCGGATCTGGTGTGACTAAAAAGCTCCGATCTTCCGGTATAGTGTACGAGCCACTCCAGCACGGCGCTTTTTGGCGCTCGGCCTTCTCAGCAACTCGTCCGTAATTCGGAAAAAGCACACCGGGCACGGCGCTGAGCTTGCTGGCAATACCCTGTGCCTCAGAAAGTGAGTAGCGCACATTTTCGCAGACATCATGGAAAGAAACACCGGCGGCCTCGGACGCGCTTCGAACAGCATCAGGATCAGCGACGACCGCATAGGCTTGTAGATTTTCCGCATCCACCCTCTCGGCTTCTGCTACGTCGTGTGCAGCCTTCACCGATATGAACGCGGGAAAGATCGCCTCGGGATTCGCTTGCAGTACAACAGCGATTGCCTCGGCGCTCTCGACCTTTGTCCGCGGATATTTACCGCTCTCTAAGTTCTGGTATCGGATCTTTGACATTCCAATGCGCTCCGCTATCTCTCGCTGAGAATACCCCGAAGAGCATCTCGCGCGTCTCAGTGCATCCAGATCGGCAGTAACGTAGTAGTTCATGTTTTCCTCCTTTTCTCTACATAACCACGCAAGGCAAACCGGGTAGAAAGTGGCCCGTTCTGGCCTTTTTGCGCGGTGCTCGTTTGGTGCTTGTTTGGTGCTTATGAACACCAGACCAGACTTTCGCACCTATTCGTAGACTTTGAGGAAAACGCCGAAAACCCGCATGAAATCAGGCTTTTCGTGTGTAGCCGCTTGTAGACTTTTCGAGCGGATTATAATTCGTAATCAGCAGGTCGAAGTAGACT